TAAGAAAGCATTTAAGGGTAATTGGGGTTCACAGGCTCATACTAAAAAACCTGGTGTTGTGCAAGATCTTAACAGATTGTCATACAATTCTGCTATTTCACAAAGAAGAAAATTAAATCTACCACTTGATGCCAGTGCAAAAGTTATTGGACCACGATTATTACATGGATCACAGTGGGGATATATAGACCCTGTAGATACACCTGATGGTGGTAATGTAGGTTTACATAAACATCTTGCTATATCAACTAAAATAACCACTGCTGTATCATCTGCTCCGATTATTAAATGGTTACGTAATAATTGTAGTATGAAATTAATATCTGAAACTACTACTAACTTTATTTCAAAAAACACCAAACTTTTTGTTAATGGTTCATGGATAGGAATATCATTAGCACCTGAAGATCTTATAAATACATTCAAATTTCAAAGAAGAATTGGTTGTATCCCAATTTTTATTAGTATTAATTGGGATTACAAAGAAAACACTATTTTTATATATTCTGACCCTGGGAGAATTACGCGACCAATATTTTATATTAATGATGAGAGAAATGTATCTGTTTATAAAAAACATATACTAGAAAAAATCATGAAAAATGACTTTAGTTGGAATGAATTAATCTCTGGTTTCAGTGATAAAAAAATACCATTTGATTTTAAGAAAAATCAATTTCATCAAATCTCTCAATTATATTCTGGTGTTTCTGAAGATAGTCTTCGCAAATTCCAAGGTATAATTGATTTCCTTGATGTATCAGAAGAGTCAAATTCCTTTATTGCAATAGAAAATATTGATGACTTTTCAAAATCTAATTATACCCATCTTGAAATTCATCCATCTCTAATTTTGGGAGTCATGGGACAACAAGTCATTTTTCCTGCTAATAATCAATTACCTAGAGATTTATTCTCTTGTGGACAAAGTAAACAAGCTGTTTCCATGTATAGTACTAATTATCAGTTAAGAATTGATAAAATGGGTGTTATATTAAATTATGGACAAATCCCTCTAGCTAAAACTAGATATCTTGATTATATTAATCAAGAGAGAAATCCATACGGAGAAAATGTTATTGTTGCTATAGGTGTTTATGGTGGTTATAATGTTGAAGATAGTATACTTTTTAACAAAGGTAGTGTAGATAGAGGTATGTTTAGAACCACCTATTTTAATGCATATGAAAATAGAGAAGAAAGTACTCAAGTTGCCGGATCATTAATTGATACCAAATTCTGTAATATAGAAAAAGAATTAAATGTTATGGGTTTAAAACCTGGATATGATTATAGTCATTTAGATGATAATGGTATGATTAAAGAAAACACACAATTAAATGATAAAATGATTGTTATTGGTAAAACTACCATGGATATTAGCGATCCTACCATTTCAGTAGATTCATCATCTGGAACTAAGAAAGGTCAATTAGGATTTGTAGATAAAGCTTTTATTACTGAAGGAGAACAAGGATTTAGAATTGCAAAAGTACGTATCAGAGAAGAGAGAATTCCCGCCATTGGAGACAAATTTTGTTCTAGATGTGGACAAAAAGGCACTGTGGGACTAATTATCCCTGAAGAATCTATGCCTTTCACCAAAGATGGATTAAAACCTGATATTATCGTAAATCCACATGCTTTCCCTTCTAGAATGACAATTGGTCAATTAGTTGAATGTTTAGCTGGTAAAGCTGCTTGTGGTATGGGTGCATTCGCTGACGCTACAGCTTTTGTTAATAAAGGTTCAAAACACGAACTATTTGGTAACTTACTCACTAATGTAGGTTATAACAGTTCTGGTACACAAATTTTATACAATGGTGAAACAGGTGAACAAATGCAATCTGAAATATTTATAGGTCCTACATACTATATGAGATTAAAACACATGGTTAAAGATAAAATTAATTATCGTGCTAGAGGACCAAGAACTGTTTTAACACGTCAAACTGTACAAGGTAGAGCAAATGATGGTGGGTTAAGAATAGGAGAGATGGAACGTGATGGGTTAATCGCTCATGGAATAACTGGATTTTTAAATGAATCTATGTTAATTAGAGGAGACGAATACTTTCTTGCTATTTGTAATAAAACCGGTATGACAGCAATTTATAATGATGTAAAAAATATCTTTCTTAGTCCATTTGCAGATGGACCTATTCAATTTGTTAATAGTATACCTCCTTATAAAGCAGGTGAAGTAGTTAATATGAGTAAACATGGTCGTGATTTCAGCATTATTAGAATACCATATGCTTTAAAATTATTAATGCAGGAATTAGGTACTATGAATATTGCTATGAGATTAATTACAGAAGACAATATTGATCAGTTAGATTCTATGTCTTATTCAGATAATGCTAGAAAATTATTATGGACTTCTGATGATATTGATGATAAAAATCTCTTTAAACAAATTGATACTGATGCTAAAAATAAGACTAATAAACTCAGTACACCTAATATTAAATTAGCTACTCCTGATAAAGGTCTTGAAAGTCCTGAAAGTCCTGAAAGTTTCCAAGGCAATCCATTTGATAATTATCAGCAAGATGGTCCTATGTTTTCTAATCAAATACATTCACCTAAGAGTCCTGGTGTAGATACATACATGCCTTCACAAAGTAATTTAAGACCTATAGATTTGGGGTGGAGATTTATTGGTGGGATGGATGACTATTATGATTCTATGATAACTAATTCTGATGGTAAACCTAGTGAAAAATGGTTTGTAGAAGATAATGATTATAGAAATCCTGATAGAAATCCAAGTGGTTGGATACAGTCTGATTTGGATAATAATAATATTAGTTTACAAGCTATAATTGGACAATTAGATATGTATAAAGATGTTCCAAACAATTGGAGTGAATCAATTAAAGTTTTAACTACAGATAGTCCACCATATGCACCTACTAGTCCAGCATATGTACCTACCAGTCCAGCATATAATCCTAATAGTCCAGGATATGTACCTACTAGTCCAGCATATAATCCTACTAGTCCAACATATGCACCTACTAGTCCATCATATGCACCTACTAGTCCACCATATGCACCTACTAGTCCACCATATGCACCTACTAGTCCACCATATGCACCTACTAGTTCACCACAAACTTCTATTAGTCCTTTACAATTAGAAGAAACTCAAAAAACCAACAATGTGTTACAAACAGTACAATCTGCTAATACAACCGATGCCAAACCGATTGAAATTAAAATTACTACAGATAGTAATAATAATGCTGAAGTAATAAGCAATACAGTTCAAAACGCAAAAACAGAAGATCAGATATCTATTTTAAAAGATGTAGACGCAGAATCTTCAAAGGATGGAAATGATTCTGATACAAGTGAAAAAAAATCAATAACAATAGATAAATAATATAAAATTGAATCTAATTAAAAATATTAATCATAATATATATAATCATGTCTCATAACTCTGCTCATAGTGGTACGACCCAATTGATTTACAATTCAAGAAAAACTTTATTAGAATATCTATCGGATCAAGGCTATGATACTAGCGATTATTCCGAGTTTAGTATTAATGAAGTTCTAGCTATGATTACAAATAATCAACTTGATATGTTAATTAATCAAGATTCGGATAAAGATGAATCTGAAAAACGTAAGGTTTACATTAAATATCACCTAAAAAAATCGTTAAGACCCAATTATATTGATGAATTTGTTGAAGATTTATATAATTTAGATAATATTCTCAATAAAAATGATACATTAGTTGTTGTATCAAAGGATGAACCTAATGACAGTTTGCGCAAATATTTGAAACATATTTATGCTGATGATAAGACATTTGTAGTGGTTTTATCAATCAAACGCTTGCAATATAATATTTTAAAACATCAACTAGTTCCAAAACACACAAAGTTGAATGACTCAGAATATGAAAACTTTATTAAAACATATAATATTACACAGGTAAGTCAGATACCAGAAATTTCTAGATTTGATCCTGTAGCTAATTGTATAGGACTTAGACCAGGTACTATAGTTAAGATTGAGCGTCCTAGTAAAACAGCTATAATGGGTAATTATTATAGATATTGTATTAATGCATAATAAAACTTATTATATAATATTTTTTTATACAAATTATTATATAATGGCTGAAGAAACCAAAGTAAATCCTATATTTAAAGAAATATTATTAGCTCAAACAGCAAATAAAGATAAAGATAAATTCAGGAGTAAAATAGAGGAAATAGACATACAATTCTATTTACTTTTAGAGGATTATAAACGATTATATATAGCAAGTGGATTGGATAAAGAATCCAATGATTTAGAAACCGCTTTTTTGAGAGAAAAATCAATGTTAGAGAATAATAAACAAAATATGTTTCTTTTAAAAAATCAGATACAATCTGCATATAATAAAGAACGGGATCAGATTCATAAATTAGAAGATATTTTGAAAACTGAAAGACGTAGATTAAAAATCAATACAAAAAAAGAGGCTGAATTACAAGGATTAGATGAAGCTGCTTTACAAATGTTGGACGATAAAAATGTAGCTTATAATAAAAAAATGATTACAATATCAAATATTGTAATTGGTATAATAGCTATGGGATTTTTAATATATAAAGTTCCAAAAGGTGAGCATATATTATAAAATACATTTTCTTACTGTATTATATAATATGGAAAGTTTCTTTAAAGATTTAGGTATTTTTAAATTAAATAGTAGTAACGATCCTTCATTAAAACAAGGATTACAATATGATCAATACCAAAAAGATTATTTGGATGCTAGCAGATATGAATTATTAGAGAAAAGCACAACCAGTAATTTAAGCTCAGTAATTGAATCTATGTCTGCACAAAATTCTAATAATAATACTAAAACCGGTGCTTCCTCTGAAAATATACAAAGCATTGCTAATTTGGATGAACAATTTCAGAAAGTACTATCTGAATATACAATAACTTTACGCACATTAAATAGTGAAGTTGCTACAAAACAAGACAATTATGGTGTGGCAAAAAATTTAATGGGTAAAGTAGTTACAAAATCTGATGCTGACAAAGTGTATGTCAATAGTTTTGGTTACACTCATAAATATTCTAAGGATGCATGGGATTCTAATTCTAGTAATTGCCCAAGCAAACCATTAGAAGATAATGGTAGTCTTTCACAATTACCTTCAGGACCGGATATGGGTGTAGGTCAATCATGTGGAGCAGCTGGGAAAAATATTCAAAATAATGAAACGAAAGAAATGGCTTGGGTGGATATAAAAGGTATTAAACATGTTTATTCCGCTGAAATATGGAATTCGCGAACTGAAAATTGTGAACATAGAGATACTCTTTCATTAACAAATAATCAATATAATGCTATTCCAACAGGAAATTCTATGACATCTACAAACAACTGTAGAAACCTTGATGTAGACCCAAATTTATATAAAAAACTTGTAAAATTAAACAAGGTATTAGAAAGGTTAGCTATAGCTTTAGTTGAAGAAATAGATAAACTAGCTTTAACTGATGCATATTTAAATGCTGAAATGCAACAACAAAAAAGTGAATTAAACTCACATTTAGATAATTTATCTAATGATAGAATTTCTCTTCAACGAATTGATAATAATTATGTCACAATAAATGCGCAACAAGAAGATAGTAAACTTCAATATACTGCTGAAAACTATGAATTTATTGCTTGGGGATTATCTGCTTTAGCAATTGGAGGAATTACAATGCATCAAATAATGAAAACAAAATAATTATAGATATTATATACTTATATAATATATAATGTCTACAAATCTAGAAATAAATCCAGAATTACCATTAAACCAATTTAAGAAGGAGTTACCCAAAAAAAAATATAATGATATTCTTAAATTAAGATTATTGGAAGCAGAATTTGATAATACAATGGATCAGTATCAAAGGACCTATCAAACATACTTGGGGTATACGAAACAACAGGTTCAATATGAATGGCGTGATAGGTATCCAGTCCAGGTATCTAACTTAAGTGCATATATTGATAAAAGATTCAGGGGAAATATTACAAAAGACGAATGTTTTGCTGATTGTGCAAATGATGACAATTGTAAATATGTTTTATGGTCTGATAGTGGTAAGGGTGCTGGAAGAAATTGTGCACCAAATAAATGCAAAAAATATACAACTGGTGGTGGTTCAATGATTTCAAGTGACGGAATCGTAGAAAGTAACCCTATGTGTGCAGCTGATCTTTTTGTTGATGAAGTATTAGCAGAAATTGCAGATCCATTTTTAGGATGGTTAGCCTTTCCATTTTTAGAAGATGAATTTCCAACTGAAACAAATTATAAATATCATGGTTGGGAGAAACCAGAGTGGGAAGTATGGGATAATAAATCACTTAGATATAAAAGTGATTCTCAATGGGTCGGTTTAGAAAATACTGATAGTGCAATAAAATGTAATCAAATAGCTAGTAAGTCAGCAAAAGGACCCTTCTCTCTTACAATGCATAATGGTAATACGTGTCAAGGACGTGTTGTTACTGGCAATGGTGCTGGTCCTCTAAAATCTCAAAATGGTTATACAGTATCACTTCCTCCCGGAGGACAAACAGGTATGATTGTTGCTTCTAGAATTAGTACTGTAAATCAGTTGAAAGTATTGAATAGTAAATTATTAACCTTAATGCATCAAATTTATACCTTAGCAAGTGCTATATACCCAAAAGGTATTGGTTTTAAAAAACAATCCAAATATGAAGCTGAGAGAATCTTAAAAAAAAATAAACGTTTAATGGCTGATAGAGAAGCAATTCATAAACTCTCTGGTAATTTATCAGATATTGAAGGTCAAAATGAATCATTAAAATTACAACATGATGCTAATCATCTACTTTATTTAGGCATGAGTGTATTGCTTGTTGGAGTAGCCGGAATTACGTATAAAGTGGTTACTTCTAAATCCACATAAAACCATACTTTTTTATCTCTTAATTATATTAGATAATATGGTATTTGATAATATTTTTGATGCTCCAGTAAATAATAATAATGTGCACCCCATGAGTAATTCTAATTACAGTAATGATGTAATCAATGATCAAGGGAAACAATATAAGAAATATCAAAAAAAACGAAGATCAGAAACAATAAAAAAAAATAAGGGTATAGTTGAAGGTTTTGTGGAATCTATGACAGCAAATGAAAAAAACGAAAACGATCTAGCTACCTTAGTTAAATTGCAAAAAAAATTTGATGCTGCTGTTTCTACAATGTCTAGTGCATCAACTGATGCTATAAAGAAGGTTCGTGGAGAACTTAATAATCCTAACAATAAAAATATGATATATAATAAATTTGCAGCTGATCCAGATTCAGTTGATGGTATAGGCACATCAAAAGGTTGTCGGGTTGATTCACCTGATAGAGTATTACCTATATATCAAGGCGAGAAAACACATGAAGAATGTGCACAAAGAGCACATGATTTGGGTAAAACTGCTTATGGGATTCAAGATTCCATGGGTTGGGGTGGTGATGGTTGGGGAACATCTAATTTTAGTGGAGAGCGAGGACAATGTTTTATTGGTGATGCGGATAGTATTGGATCTAATAGAGCTTATCATCACGGAGATGCTACTTGGAGTTCAGGTAATACAGGTATGAATTGGATTTTTGTAGGTTACAATGCTACAGTTAAAGGTTTTAAAGATGGTGATTATAAATGGACCGGTGGTAGTAATGCACCAGGGTGCTCTTTTTGGAAACCAGGTATTAATAATATTACTGCCACATACGGTATGAACTGTCAATATGAAACAAAATATATTAAATTCTTATGGTGGAGAATCCCATATAAATCTAAAAGATCATCTGTATATAGTGGAAATGAAACTAGACACTTTGAATCAATAAAAAATAAAGAGAAGGGAAGTGTTCAGATAAGTGCTGGTAGATGGGGAGATCCAGCATATGGATGTGGTAAAAAATTTAATGCTACATATAATTGTGGTGGTGATACAGCTACAAAATCTATTAATTTAAGTAGTGAAGCAAATGGTAAAACCGCTAATTTTGATTGTAGTGATTTACCTTGTTCTGATAAAATACCTTATAGATTAGTAATGCAAAATGATGGTAATCTAGTTTTATATGATAAAGCTAATCAATCTGTTTGGGAAACTTATACTTCAGGTAAAAGTGGAGATACACCTAATAAAAACTGGATAAATAGTAGTGCCAATATAGGCGATACATTATATACTGGTGAACGAATGAATAATGGATATTTCTTATGTAGTGAGAATGGTCATTGTATAGCATCTTTATCTGGTGGATCATTTACTGTATATCAGAATTTTACTAATTGTAGAGTTAAAAATGGGAAAAATTTTGGCGGTCCATGGACTAATGCTGTATATACTATTGATAAAAATGATGTTAGTACATTAGGTAATGTAGCTAATGTTGTACAACCAGAAAAACGCGAGTTTCCCGAAAGATTTCTTACTAGCGGTACAAAGTTTACCGCTATTCAAGGATATTCAATTGAAGCTGAAGGAGGAACAACAATAAGCGGAAAATCGTTAAGTGAATATAAAAAACTTGCTGCTGGAGACAATAATATTGCATTATTTACCACTCCTACTAATGGAGGAGAAGCTATATTTTATACCAAAAATTGTGGTAATAATGGTAGTGGTGGATCGCAATGTTTTGGCGAAGGCTTTCCCACTTTACAAAATAGACGGATCTCTCCTAATTGGACTATTTATGTTAAAAATCCCGAGGTTATCAGTAATGATACATGTGGAAGACAATCTGAAGGAATATCTTTAGCTACATATAATAATTATAAATCTGGTGCACCTATGCGTGATTGTTCGCCATGTGGACTAGCTGAAGCAATGCATGAGGATTATTGTACTGCTCAATCTGAAGAAAAAAAGGCTGCTGATGAGGCAAAAAAAATATTAGAAGAAATGAAACGGTTAGCTACTGAGAGTGTTCAACTACAAAGTTTGCAACCTAAATTGAGAGATCAAATATTTAACCAAATTTCAATTTATAATGATACTTATAAGAAAGTTCTCAATAATGAAAACACAATTATTACTACTGGTGCTCAGAAAGATGATGCAGACTTACAATTAATTGCTGATAATTTCCAGTTTGTAATGTGGAGTATTATAGCAATCTTAGCCGTAACTTTTGCTATGAGAATGGTACGTAAATCTAATTAAACTATTCTATTTATTATTTTTAACAATGTTAATTAATACAAAAATAATAAATTCAAAAATTCCTGTAATAGAAGTATTATTTAGTGATAATCTATCTGGTGATACTACAAAAACAGAGGTGGACTTTATTCATTTTAAAGAAACATGGGAGACATTAGATTTAGAAGATATGCCTTATTGTATTAAAATTGATACAAGCAAGCTTACTTATGCACCAATTAGTTATTGTTATAAAATGTCTATGTTTATGATTGAAATGAAGTCAAAACATAGTGGTAATTTACAATTTTCAATTATTAATATTGAGAATAAATTAGTAAAATCTCTTTTTAATTTAATTTTAAGATTATCAAAACCTATTGCTACCGTATATATGACTAATAAATTGGATATAATGAACTGTTTATTTAAGTATAAAATGACAAACAGTATACTGACAGAATCATTTGTTTTAATAAACAATATCAATGTAATAGAAAGTTAATTTAGCAAATAATAATTTATCTTATGTCATAATATATATATAATGACAGGTTCAACACCATATGGTTTATCTGAAGAAAATTTACAAAAACTACAAGATCGTCACCAACAAACTTTGACTAGTATTAAAGATTTACAAAAAATGGAACGGTCTATGTACTCACAATTAGATACATCTAGTGCTAATAAATCTTTGACTAAGGATGAGCAAGAACAGATTATTCAAAAAATTAATGAATTATCTCATATAAGAACAAATTTATTTAAAAATCTTAAAGATGTTTATGTTTACGAACAAGGTAATGTTTCTGAAACAAGAAATGATTTAGTTAATCAAATTACCACCGCCGGTGTTATTGAGAATGAACTTAATAATGCAAAGAAAACCTTATCCGCTTTAGAAGCTGAGAGATATAATAGTTTACGTATGGTTGAAATTAATGAATATTATGGTAAAAGATATGGTGCACAAGCTGATTTAATGAAATCAATAACATTATTTTGTGTACCTATCTTAATTTTAGCAATTTTGATGCAAAAAGGTTTAGTACCTAGTAATATCGGAGGTATATTAATGAGTGGTATATTAATTATTGCAATTCTATACTGTGGTAGAATGTGGTTTGATATATCTAGTAGAGATAATATGAATTTTGATGAATATAATTGGTATTGGGATGCTGCTGCAAATGATCCAACTGTATATGAATACGACAAAGAACAGATCTTAGGTGCTGCTGATTCAGTTGAGAATGAATTCAAAGGTTTAGGATCATCATTAGGTACATGTCTAGGTGATAGTTGCTGTTCTGAAGGAATGTCGTATGATAAAGATAATATGAAATGTGTAGAGGGGTTTACTAAATTAATTGCAAACACAGCATTTAATAGTCGTAAAGAACCAATTTCATACAGACAAACAAATGGGTCTACTGTTATGCCTCATTCTGCTAATTCTGTGAAATATTCCTCAGTTTAAAATATTAATTTATTATAAGAATGTCTAATAATAAATTAAATTGTGACAGTAAAATACAATCTTTACAAGATCAAATAAATAAACAACAAAGAAGATTATCTATATATCAGAATTCTGAGAATCTTACTCTACAAAATGCAAAAGATGTGAACAAACTTATAGCAAAAGCTAATGAGTCTGTATCATGTGGTGTAGGTAGTGATTGTTATCGTCAAAAAAAGATAGATAAGTTGCATGATATATATAATAGTAAAGGTGTAAATAAAAAAACTGCTCCAGAACAATTAGATGTGGCTAGAAAAAATTACTATACATATGCTTTTGGTCAACCAGGATACATAGAAAAAGAAACTCAGGTACTTACTGATCGCGTAGATAAAGAGATTGTTAAAATGAATAATACTCATAAGCTAAATATGGAAGAAATAGAATTATTTGATAAAGCTTATCTTGATGCAATTGGATACAAGACTAATTTATTGATGTATTTATCCAAATTATATAGTGAAAATACTGAATTATCAATTGAAATAAAAAATAGTATTGCAGGGTTAAAGACGTCTGATAGAAAGGTATGGTATGAAGATGATCAAATTAAAACAACTGAATCATGGGTTCCAGTGTTAACTACTTTATATTGGCTAGTATTTGCCATATTCGCTGGATTATTCCTATGGTACAAAATGTGGAAGTTTGATAAACCATTTAAGTACGTATATTGTGTAGTATTATTATTACTTACTATATGGTTATATGTAAGTGATTTGATTGTTATTAAAGCATTACAATTAGTTCAGAAATTAATAAAATATTTACCAAAAAATGTTTATTTTGATGCCAAAAATATGTAAAATTATCTATAAAAAATTTATATATAATTTTATACTTATTAGAATTCCTCTTCTTCTAATTCATAATGGATCTCTACTCCAAACCATCCATTTTTATACTTACCAAATTTCTTATCCAGATATTGAAATAGTTCTCTACCTTTTGGTACATTACGACCATGTTGTAATGTAAACCATTCCTTAAATTCATTATAAACTTCTTGTTTCTTAATCTTACCTTCAGTAGCCACAACGATTTTTTCTTTAACAAACTCTGATAGGTAATCTTGATTATTTCTGTACTCATTTGATTTTGCTAGTACCATATTACAGTCATCTACATTACCCTTTGTAGCCTTAGCTTTTTCTATTAACATGGAAGCCATCGCTACTTTCCAAGAATCAAACTTATCATCTAGTTTCTTATCAACCTTGAACTGGTAAGGCTCATCTGGATCATCTGATTGCGGATCCTCTACGAATTTAGATAAGAATTCTACTACTCTAATTCTTCTCCAAGTACCATCATCATTACTTTTAATTTCAAATAGATTATTTGTACATACAACCAATTTAAACTGAGGTATAAAGGTCATACTATCTTTAAATAGTGCTCTTCCTTGAATGGGGTCACCTCCAGTAATTTCTTTCATAATACCCTCATTAATTCTATCACCTTTTGAAGGTTCTTGCATAACAGCATAACGAGTACCTTTTAATGCTACTACTTCTGATGATGTACTACCTATACTATTTCTCTTTTGTGTGATCAAAGTAATCGGTACAGTACCTTTATATTCACCCAAAACTTTAGTCATTAAAGTGACTAATACACTTTTACCATTCCTACCCTTGCCATTATAAATATTAAACGTTTGGTTCTCATTTGTACCTATCAATGTTGAAGCTAAATGTTCCCACATATAATCACGCAATTCCTTTACAGGAAACAATTGTTCCATAAATTCTGTTATTTCTTTAACATGTTTCTTATTTGCCTTTTCAATAGGCACATAATTAATTTTAGTACTTTTAACTACATAATCCTCTGGGCGACCAGCTCTAAAACAATTCTCTTTAAAATCATAAATTCCGTTTTGGAAACCAAGTAAATATACATTATTATCTTGTTGATCCAAGAAATTCTCATCATAAAATAACTCTTTTGCTTCTCTCATGATATTATTTTTGTCAGTTGTCTTTTTTAATTTTAAATTAATTGTAGCTAATTTATTTGCCATTGATTGACTTTTTGGCCATTTTGGATCATCTGCTTGATATTGTCTCATATCCTCCATTAACCTCACTAATTTTTGAGTAAATACAGCATGTAAATCTTTTGATATAGACATTCTTAAACTATTACCTGAATCATTCTCTACCCATCTATGATCTCTAAATTCATACCAACAATTCTTACTGATACTAACACATATATATCTGTCTTTGAATAATTGATAAAGTACCGTAGCTATATCAAATTCTGTTTGAGTTTCTACGGCTTCATTCATGAAGAAATCAACTGTAGATTCACGTATCTCTTTATATTTAATAGGGTCAGCATCTTGACATGCCCAATACATTATTGATTTCTTTGTCAATCCATCAGGATTTGATTGAAATTTTTGAATCCATTGATCCCATAAACCTGATACATCTGCAAATGAAAATTCATCGCTCTGACTACTAAATTTTAAGAATGTTAAGAATAAACGGTTGTCACGATAATCTAAAGTACTACACGTATTTTTTAATGCCCATCCAACACGTACCCATTTTGAATATGATCCTGCTTGATAATAACTTTCTGGTAGAATCATAGTAAATTCATGAGTCTCTTTTATAAAATATTCAGACGGCCTTACACCATCTAACATGTTTTCTATCGCTTCATCTAACTCTTCTTCACTAGATATTTGATCCATATTAAGTGAATTTGAAGAACTGGTTAATTTCAATTTCAATTTTGTACATTTTTTACTGGGTTTGTTAGTCTGTAAATTCTCTAATGCCAATTTAGTTTTATCATTTGGTTTCCATTCTGTACAATGATGATTTGGTGTTAATATACTCAACATTTTTCGCATATCTAACCCTTCATTAGATTTTTCTATATTCCAACCATTATTATTTTCGTTATAACTGCAAACAAATTTTGCCTTCAATCCATATGATTCATGACCTGGTTTTCTTGATCCAAACATTTGCCAATTCGTTTTACCCGTGGAAATACCTTCATCTAATACTGATTCCCAATCATTTGTTAAAGGTAAATCGTCCCATACATTAGCTATTTCTTTTCTTATATTATCTCTTAAAATTAATTGACCTGCATGACTCATTCTCATCCCAATTATCATATGAAGACCATCTTTTGTTACTCCAGTCTCAATAATCTTATTTACATTAGGTTTTTCCATAATGTAAACCTCAATTTTCTCATCATTATTACATGTATGCATCCTCTTTATTGCTTCAAAATATAAATCAATCATATCTACTATATGATTATCTGTATGTTGATGTTCTTCAATTGACATTGGATATCTAAAATCAAAATCCACTAATATCGGACCCCATGTCTCTGATTTTGAAACAGGGGATTCGTTAGATTTTTGGGTTTCAGTCAGATATTCGTCATTTTGTTTTGTAAATACCCAGTCATAATATAAATCTCGGAATTCTTTTAGAACATCATTATTAGTTGTATCAATATAGTAACATCCACCATATACTTTGTGTTCTTTTGATGGAATCCGCGTATGAGTTATACACGGATGAAAGCCTTTAATATATTTATGTTTTTTTAGAAATTCAGGTAAAGTCTTGCTTGATGTATAACTAGACATTATTGTATGTGAATAATATATACTTATATATTTTTAACTCAATTTTTTTCTAATTATTCTCTCAAAATAAAATTACTTATCAGCAACGCAGCCAAACAAATATATTCCGTAATCAATCTAAAAATATCTAAATAATATTTATTAATATGACAACATTTATTCCCCGAAATACTGTTATGCGTTTACTACAAGATATTAAAGATATTATAAAAAATCCTCTTGATAAACAAGGTATATTTTATAAACATGATGAAGAAGATATGTTAATAGGTAGAGCTTTAATTATAGGACCTAAAGATACTCCTTATGAAAACGGATTTTACTTTTTTAAATTTCAGTTTCCTACAGACTATCCTACATCGCCACCCAAAGTCACATATTTAACTAATGATGGATATACACGTTTTAATCCTAATTTTTATAGAAATGGAAAGGTTTGTTTATCAGTTCTTAATACTTGGAAAGGAGATCAATGGTCTGGATGCCAAGGATTGAGTTCTGTATTACTTACATTAGTAAGTACATTTAATGAAATGCCTTTATGTAATGAACCTGGATTTTCTGAAACACATAGAGATGTTAAACCATACAATAATATGGTCACTTTTAAAAATTACCAAATAGCTATTTTAGGTATGATTGGAAAAGAAAAAAAACATCTACCAGAAATAGGTAAGGTATTTACTGAAACAATTAATGATTTATATAAACAATTTTATAATGATATTATTAATAATATCAAGACCCTTTCAAAGATAAAATTTGATAAACAACATGTAGGTGTGTATAATATGAGTTTTACTCCTGATTATGATAATTTACTTAAACAATTTATTGAACTTACCCCCGATAAATTAATGGCATAAAATTGAATTTAAATATAATATACAATATATTATATACATCATGCACTTCTGCACTAAATGCGAAAATATGTACTATATCAGGCTTAATACGGCTGATGATAATTCATTAATATATTATTGTCGTAATTGTGGTCATGAAGAAAACGATATTAGTGAAAATATGGTCGTATCAAAGACTACCTTTAAAAGAACTGATCAGAAATATACTAATGTAATTAATAAATACACCAAACTTGATCCTACATTACCTAGAGTATCTAATATCCCATGCCCGAATGAATCATGTAAATGTAATCGGGCGGAGGATCCTATTCCAAAAGAGGTTATATATATCAGATATGATGATACTAATCTAAAATTCGTATATCTTTGTGCTCACTGCGATACTGTTTGGAAATCTGATGAATAATGATAAAATTGAAATAAATATTAAAGATATTTTCTTTATATAAATTAATAATGGCAGATAGTGACGATGAACAAATGCACGAAGTTTCTGATGCAGAGCTTGAAAGTATGATTTCTAGTAATACTGGTGATATTGAAAGTCTAGATGATGATAGTTTAGGTTCAAATAATAATTCTGTTGATGATGAAATATATGATGATGATGATATGGCACCAAATTACCAATCTAAACCCGATTTAGATAGTGATGATGATCAAGATGATGATCAAGATGATGATCAAGATGATGATCAAGATGATGATGATGCTTTAGATTATGAAAGGTCTGAAGATAATGATGATGATGATGATGATGATGATGATGATGATGGATCTTTATTATCTAATAAAAAGTTGTCTCAACCATCTACATCTCCTGTATCTCAATTATCTATTATAGATTCTGATGATGATGAAGATTCTGACGATGAGGCTTTAGATAATAAATTTGAAATTGAAGGATTAAATGAATTCTTAGCTAAGTATCATCCTGAAAGTAAACAACATAATTATGATGAAATATATGCTTTATCTGAAGTTATTAGGGATTCTAAAGGTATCATTATTGATGATTTACATAAAACACTTCCTATTATGAGTAAATACGAAAAAACTAGGATTCTAGGACAGAGAGCTAAGCAAATAAATTCGGGTAATAAACCTTTTGTAAATGTACCTAAGAATATTATGGATGGATATCTTATTGCACAAGAAGAACTTATGCAAAAAAAACTACCATTTATTATACGACGCCCATTACCTAGTGGAGGATCTGAATATTGGAGAATAAAAGATCTAGAAATTTTATATTAACAAAAATAAATAATATTAAATAATTTTATTTATTTTTACTAACTTATGTTATTATCTAAACAGGTTAAATGAAAAATGGGATTTACCATTTTGATAACTATTATTATTATCAACTTTTTTATTTATAATTCTATTTAATTGACTATTAAATTTTGAGACACGTACATTTATATTAGTATCTATAGGTTTTAATCCTATAATATTCTCTCTTTTAATTGGTTCTATATTTATTGGTTCTACATTTACACGTTCTACATTTACTGGTTCTACATTTTTATTTATAATTCTATTTAATTGACTACTAAATTTTGAGACACGTACATTTATATTAGTATCTATAGGTTTTAATCCTATTATATCCTCTCTTTTGACTGGACCTTTTTTCTTTGTTTCTATTGATTCTACTTTTACAGGTTCTACTTTTATAGGTTCTAATTTTATAGGTTCTAATTTTACAGGTTCTAATTTTACAGGTTCTAATTTTACAGGTTCTACTTTTACTGGCTCTAATTTTACAGGTTCTACTTTTACTGGCTCTACTTTTACAGGTTCTACTTTTACTGGCTCTATTATTCCTGTTACAGGATTTATTATTCCTGTTACTGGTTCTACTTTTACAGGCTCTACTTTTACAGATTCAGATTTAATAGTATATATTTTGTATTCTTTATTATATTCATTATAATCTTCGTTGTATAATTCAAAAACTTCTTTATAACTCATACTACTCTTATTATTACTTTTATTTATATTATTATGTAAATCTATTAACCATTTTACTAGTTTTATTTTAGATTTGACTTCTTCTTTTAGATCTCTTGTTTTTAAATATTCATTATAATGAGCTCTACATGTACTACACGGTATACGTTTAACATCATTATTGAAAAAATTAAATACTTTATTTGCCTCTTCATCTGTTGGATGATCTAAGTATTTGAATGATGTTTCATGTAATAATTTCCAAATTTTTTGCATATAGCCATTTTTATAGTTTTTCCAATCCGAACTGCTCATCTTTTTTCGCCTACAAGGACAATCGTACTGTCCTGCTTTGGAAAAAAGAGATTTTAGTTCTAATTTATTCATATCAATTAAGGATGTAAATGTTAATTCATTCATTAATATAATATATTAATATTTAAAATTTCCATCTATTTCCACAAGCAAGACAATTTACAAATGTCGTCATAGGTTCATCTGCTGAACGTGTTTGCATTTGATAATAGGTACATTCATTACTTTTACATTTACCACACTTAAATTCGCTGGTAATGTTTTGTTTTCTATCATATTTATTCTTATCCCGCTCAATTTTAGCGGCAATAAGTTTCTCCCATTTTTCAGGAGACATTTCTTGATGAGTATAAAATGCAAAATCATTAATACTAATTTTTTTATCCTTAATATTTTTAACTAAACTTGAACTATTCTTTA